AGCTGCTAAACGTGTCGCGTTTATGGTGGTTCATGCAGGTCTAAGCCTGACGGAGGTCAAGCAAATGACACTGAGAGAATACCAAGCAGTGATAGATGCACTAAGAGATAAAGGAACCGACTGATGGCACAGAATCTAGTAGTCAATTTTATTGGACAGAATAAACTGTCTAAGACTACTGCCGTCATCAGCAACGACTTCAAAAAGTTAGACCGTACTGTCAAGACTGCTAGTGCAAGCATGAGCAAGGCTCTCGGTGCAGCAGGTATCGGTTTAGGTTTAGCCTCTGTAACTAATCTGCTCAAACAGTCCACTAAGGCAGCGTCAGAGGATCGTAAGTCTCAAGGCTTGCTGGCTCAGGCACTTCGTAACACTGTTGGAGCAACAGACCAGGCTATCGCAGGTGCAGAGCAATACATCAAGTCCTCTCAGTTATCTACTGCTGTTTTAGATGATGAACTTAGACCAGCCCTAGCCACAGCTGTAAGAGCCACAGGTTCCCTTGCTGGAGGTCAGAAGTTACTTAACACTGCTCTAGATGTATCTGCTGGAACAGGTAAAGACCTAGGCTCAGTAACCAACGCTATCTCTAAAGCATTCAACGGTAACACTGCCTCACTTCGTAAGTTACTTCCAAGCATCAAAGACGGTGCTGACTTCATGCAACAACTTGACACACAGTTCAAGGGTGCTGCTAAAACTGCTGCTGACTTAGACCCTTACAAGCGTTTAGAAGTTATCTTTGCTGACATTCAGGAAACTATTGGCGAGGCTCTACTTCCAGCGTTAGAGGAATTCAGTAACTACCTTGTAACCCCTGAGGGTCAAAAGAACCTTAGACAAGTAGTTGATCTCTTTGTGATTATGGGTCAAACCGTCGCTAACGTAACCAAGTTCATTCTGGACAACATTGTGGTCGTCAAAGCTCTAACGGCTGCTGTCGTATTTGCCAAGGTTAGTTGGACCTTATTGTCTGGAGCCGTAAACATTTATACTGCTGCAACTGGCAAGGCTGTAATCGCAACTAAGTTACTTAGAACTGCTCTGATAACCACTGGTATTGGTGCTCTAGTTGTCGGTCTAGGCTTCTTGGCTGAGGGCTGGATAAATGCCACAGAGGAGCAAGAGAAGTACGCTGTCGTTACTCAAGGGTTACCAGCCAACTTTGGTCAGGTTCCTATCGGTCCAGGTATCGGTGCAGACGGTGTATCTTGGATTGCTTTAGGTTTTGCATCTGAGCAGGAATACTTAGCCAGCCAAGAGGCAGTCAAGAACAAAGTCATTGCAGCTAGAGACAAGGCTCTCAAGGCTATCGCTGACACAGGTAAACGTTTTAGAGACAATGTTGGTCTCAAGTCTGGTCTGTTCGGTAAAGATGAAAACTCTGTATTCAATGTGGATGTTGTTATCAACAAACTGAAAAGGGTAGTAGATGCTGCGCGAGGTTTCAGAGGTAACCTAGAGAAACTAAAAGCCAAGGGTGCAGGTCAGAACGTCATTGACGAACTTATTGCTTTGGGTCCAGCACAGGGAAACATCGTTGCTAAGGGTCTACTTGGTTCTGGGTCTAAGTTCTCTGAGTATCTAGGTCTTAGTGGATCACTACAAGCCACAGGTGAGTCTGCTCAAAAGTTGGCTAATGACACAGGCGAAAAGACCTACACCGTAAACATCAACAAGGCTAACGTTTCAGCTGAGGACATCATCAAGGCTATTAGAACTTTTGAAAAGAAGTCTGGCAGAAAGTATTTTGCATTCTAATGACTTGGAATATTAAGACTGGTGTTCGTATTCAATACGAGAAACCCTCTGGAACTTGGAACTCTATTCAGTGCGACACTTTTGAGTTAGAGATAGATCGTGGCGTGGATGTTGAACAAGGAACTTTTGCTAGACCTAGCGTTGGTACTGCCACTATCAAACTAATGAAATCGAGCTTGTCTGACTTTCTAAATGGACCAGATTATGCCTCTAACCAGAAAATACGCATTCAATACGACAACGTTGGTTCATGGGATGAACTGTTCAACGGCTTTATTCAGAACATTGAAATGTCTTACATTCAAGAGGCTGGAAAACTCCAAGTAAACATCACTGCTAATGACATGGGTCGTATTGCTTTAAACACTCAGATTGGCACGTTCAACATCACAGGTACATCTACTAGGTCTTTTATAAACGTCATGGGGCAACTAGCAACAGCTATAACTGCTATCGACTCTAGGTATTCACAATCGCAAGTTTTGTCTGGTGGCTCTAGCACTTTTCAATATGCAAACACTTATTTAGATGTCCCTAGTGGTGAACTGTTCACTCAGTTTCTAGACGCTGAATTAGGTTGGTTGTATGCCTCTAAGTCTGGTGGTATGAGATATTTAACTAGGTCAGATGTAAACACCATTCAAGGTTATTCATGGGACACCAACGACATTATCGTAAGCAATGTTCACAGCACTAGCAACCTCCATGTCTGCATGGATAACATCCAACTGGCTTACAACTCTGACAACATCGCGAACCAGGTACGTGTGACCAATGAAGTTACAGGTGTGAAAACAACCTCGACTAACTCAACCTCCGTAACTGCCTATGGCAGACAACTTGCAGATTTTGAAGTGAACTTTGACCCGACTGTTTCAGGTGGAACAACTTTTGCTCAATGGGCATCTGCTGTATCTGGTGCTGCTAACCCTAAAGCGATAACCTCTGTAAGTGTTCCAGCGATTAGGCGTACAGGTTTCCCGAGCTACATTTTGAATGAGGAAATTGGGGACGCTTTACAAGTTGAGTTCGCTAGTGCAGGTTTACCGACTTTACAGGAACGCTACATGATCACCAGAATCAACCACGTCATAGACGCTAACCATTGGGAAGTAAACATCGGACTCTGGAGGGGTATCTAATGACTGTTGAAACTTGGGTTTACATTCTGTCGGCTGTGGTGGGAACTACTGGTCTGTCCAGCTTGTTTAGGTATCTGTCTACTAGACGGTTCCAGTCGATTAGCCTGGAGGAAAAGTTGCGAGCTGAGATGATGGCTCATAACCGTGAACTGAAATCTGAGATAAACACACTAAAGGCAGAACTTGACCAGTGGCGTGATAAGTATTTGAATCTACATAAGGAATACACTAAGTTGAAAACTTCATTCGACAAGATGGTAAAGGATAAAACAAATGGCTAAAGAACCTGTATTGGCTCCTAAGGTAACTACTTCATGGGGTATAGATCACTATGCTGCGCTTGAGGCTGAGAAGTCTGCTCCAGTAGTTGAGACACCTGTTGAGGATGTTCCTGATAGTGAGTGAAACGTACACCATTACTGATGGGCAGTTCAATCTTGAGATTCTTGCTGGTAGCACTTTCCCTAGTGTTGCTGGTGACTGTTCCTTTTACCCTACTGATGCTGACGGTGTTGCTTTTAGTCTTACTGGCTGGGTAGCCAAGTTACAGATTAGAGAGAACCCAAGCACAGCTGCAATTATTGACATTGTTCCAACAGTGAACACTACCGATAACAGCGTGAACTTTAGTTTGACTCCGACACAGACTTCATTGCTTGTAAAGACCGATTATGTGTGGGCTGTCGAATTGACTCAGAGTTCCACAAATAAAGTTTTGACCCTTGCTAGAGGACAAGTCCTCGTAACTCCAGAGATAGTGAAATGATCGTAAAAGTTGTTATTCCTGATGCTCTCTATAACCGAGTTTATTTTGCGCGAGGTGAACAGGGTCCTCAGGGTGCGACAGGTCCACAGGGTGTTCAAGGGTCGCAAGGTCCTACTGGGCTAACAGGTGCTCAGGGTCCTACCGGTGCGACAGGTCCAACAGGGCCTCAAGGTCCAACAGGTTTAGATGGCTTACCAGGTGACAAGTATCACACCACATCAAGCTCGACTCTCACTATTGCTGCATCTGGAACTATCACAGCTATAACTAACGACCTTGGCTTGGACTATTCAACTGCCCAAACAGTTATCTTGGCGTATGACCTAAGCAATCACATGCATGGTGAAGTGGTCTCATACAACAAAACTACTGGTGCGCTTGTCGTAGACCTAAAACATAAAGACGGTTCTGGTACATACAGTTCATGGGAAATCAACCTGCAAGGTGCTGTCGGTGTTGCTGGGCCTCAGGGACCTACTGGAGCAACTGGTGCTACTGGACCACAGGGTCCTCAGGGTATTCAAGGAAATGCAGGTGTAGTAACTGCTACTGCTCCGATAACCTATAACTCAGGAACACAGGCTATTGGTATAGATCTAACAAACATTGCACAGAGAAACACAGGCAACGCTTTTACAGGTGCACAAACAATTGCCTCAACTTCTATCGCTCAAATCCCTTTAACTCTTACTGCTGCATCGGGTCAAACTGGAAACCTCTTTGAGGCTAGGTCATCTGCTGGAGCGTTATTAGCTCGATTCGATAAAAATGGTTCTATCTCTGCACCATTCATTGGACCATCAGCAACAGGTTACACAGGCTACCTTGACTGGAACACACAGAACTTTCCTATTTTTTACAGTGGAACAACCACTTCACCAGCATTAGTTGCTAGAGGTGCATCGGGTCAAACAGCCTCAATGTTGCAATTACAGAACTCATCGGGAAGCATCACTGCAAACTTTACTGCCCCTGTAAACAACGTAAACCGTCTAAACCTTGGTGGAACTGATTTAGGTGCAACCCTCGGTGTTAGCGTTCACGCCTCTGGTGGTGTAGGTGCAATTGTTCGTGGTGCTGCTTCTCAGACTGCTAACTTGCAGGAATGGCAAAACTCGGCAGGAACAGTACTTGCAAGAATAACGTCAGCAGGTGTTCTAAGAGCAAGTCAGGTTCTCAGCTTGAATGGATTATCATCTATGGGCGAGTTCAACAATGGTGCAATCTTTGAGTTTGTAAGAGCAACTGGTACAAGTTATTCACCTGGAGCAAACAGAGCAACTCTATACTTCCGTGATGGCACTAACGCTGGAACTCTAAAACTTGTAGTCCGTGCAGGTGCAGCAGGTGCTGAAACCACTATCCTAGATAACATCCCACAGTAAGGAAAACATGTTTAACGTAACTCCAGAAGTAAAAGCCCAGTTGCTAACTGAGCGCATTCAAGCTCTAAACCTTGAGGGCTACCAGAATGAACTAAACCTAAAGTCTGCTCAGGCGTTGGGTAACGATGAAGTGATCGCACAGGCTCAAGCAAACATAGATGTAATCGTCTCTGCTATTGAGGTGCACACACAGGAACTAGAGTCTCTCTAATGTCCACACTGATACATCCTCTTGACCCTAAGAGCATCAACGACCTTTTCGGTACACACTCAGCAGAGCGCAAGGCTATGGGGCTTGGTCCTCATCGTGGCGTAGATTACACAGTCAAAAGAGGAACACCTCTAAAGGCTGTCGGGCGTGGAACTATCGTTAGAGTTTACGAATCTAAAGTGTTGGGTTGGGTTGTTGAACTTCGCACCTATGTTACAGCTGAGAAAATAAGAATCTTTGCATACTGTCACTTGGATAAGGCAGAAGTTACTGAGGGGCAACAAGTTAAGCAAGGCGACATTATCGGCAAGGTCGGAAACAAAGGTATGTCCTCAGGTCCTCATCTGCACTTCATGTGTGGTAAACAAGAGAACCTGGCACAGACCACAGTAGAGGACCCATTAGTCTGGCTACCTAAGATTGGAAAATAAATGAAGTATTGGATCTCTAGAGCACTTAGGGTTGCTGCATTCGCATTAGCCACAGGTATCGCATTCATGGGTGCAGGAAACGTCTTTGGCATTAGTGCCATTCAGTCAGCTGCATTCGGTGCTGTTGGTGCTGTCCTAGGCTTGCTGGCTACCCTGTTGTTTACCTATGCCGGTAAAGCATCTGTACCTGACGAGGACTTCAACAAAGCAATCAACCAGGCAATCGAATCTGTAAACAGCGACACAGAGGACAAAAAGTCTAAATAGTTCACTATGCTGTAAGCATGACTATTGACCAACAAATAGAATCACTTGGCTCTGCCAAATTACTGGGATACTTCGCACACGATTCAGATGAATGGCATGAGGCTCGCAAGGGCGTCGCTGGTTCACTGGTCGGTTCACTGATGGGTCATAACCCTTGGCGTTCTGCCTACACTGCCTACTACGAGTTCCTAGGGGAATTACCTAGAGACAGTAATGGTCCGTCTATGGCTATGAAACTAGGCACAGTCTTTGAGCAACCTATCCAAGACCTCTGGGTATCTGAGAACGCTGAATGGTTGCAAGCTCATAACACTGGAACATGGCAATCAGTCAAACATCCAGAGTTTAGGGCTAACCCTGATGCGATCATCGAGTGGGCTGACGGTTCTCTAGGTGTTTTAGAAATCAAGTTCTCACGTAACCCGATGAATGAATTGCCACCTCACTATAAAGACCAAGTCATGTGGTACATGCATGTTTTAGGACTATCTAAAGGCATCTTGGTTGCTGTTGCGAATGGTGAACTTGTAGAGCATGAAATAGATTACGACGCTGATTATGCAAATGAATTACAAGAAAAGGCTTTAGAGTTCCTCGCATGCATTGAGAGACTTACTCCACCTGACTGGGATGGTTCACAATCAACTTACGAAACTGTACGAATATTGTCAGATTCTATACATGACGGTGACATCGAGTTAGGTGAACTTTACCCTCAACTAATCCGAGCAAAAGAATTATCCGAGGAAACAGAACAACAGTTCACACTACTGAAAAGTAAAGTTCTCCATCTAATGGATGGAATCAAAGTTGGAACTTATCAAGGCGATAAGGTTCTATCCCTACAAGCTCGGGGTTCGGGCGCACCGTTTATTGTTTTCAAGAGAGGCTAACAAAATGGGTTTCATGGATGATTATGTAGATGTCGCAGAGCGCATCAGAATGTTCAGAGAGAAGTATCCAAATGGATCGTTACAACAAGTTTCCCTACAATTTATTGACTTTGCCGGTAAGTCTTGGGTTGTCTATACTGCTGCTGCTTATCGGAGTCCTGACGATATTACTCCTGGGCATGGCACAGCTTGGGAACCGGTACCTGGTACGTCCAGTTTTAAACGCGATTCGGAAGTTATGAATGCTGAGACCTCTGCTTGGGGTAGAGCAATCATTGCTGTTCTAGTTGCTGACGGTGGTAAGCGTATTGCTAGTCGTAACGAGATACCAGCCCAGAAAGCCCCTGCAACCCCTTTAGAGGACTTTATAGGTTTAGCCCACATAGAGTTCGAGAAAGGTGACATTGAGGCTCTAAGAGGCGTTTACAAGCGAGCCAAGGCTACTAGAGGCGTAACGCCTGAACTGTTGAAACAGATTGAGGACTTGGCTAAAGGTCTCAAGAAGTGAAATGCCCTCCGACAGTGAGAGGAACCATCAGAGGGCTACGCTGTAATCAGCGTTCAGGGACTACCAACCGTCCCGTACTAGAATCATTACGACAAAGAGAGGTCGAGTCAAATGAGTGCTAAGAGTGTCGCAAGTGTTTTCCATCATTCCCACATGTCAGGAACCCCGAAGTTAGTTTTATTGGGTATCGCATGGCATGAGGAGGAAACTGGTGGAGGTGCGTGGCCATCTATTCCAAGGCTTGCCATGTATGCAGGAGTTTCAGAACGTCAGGTCATTAGAGCACTAGCTGTGCTTGAGGAATCTGGGGAACTGGATATAGATCGTCATAACGGTAAGAGTTATGGTGGTCAGAAAACTAATCGTTACTGGGTAAATGTTCCATGTCCAGACGATTGTGCAGGAGGTCCTTGGCATCGTGCTTTTGACGATTATGTCCCCAAGTTTGAGGTTGTGGATAACTTCGACACACGTGACATCCAAGGTATCAAAGGGTGACATCTAGGGTAGTAAACCATGACATCTACGACATGAAACCATGACACTAATGTCACCTAATAAACAATATAAAAAACAATATAAAAACAAAAGAAATTATTAAGAGAGAGGCTGTGGATAACATGGCAAGAGTTCAAGTTCAAATCGTTGTTTCAAAGGTTGCTGAGAATGGTGATTACAAGGGCAGAGTTGTATCTGGTTGGGAATCATTTACTATCAGAGTCAAAGGCGAGCCAGTAAACAAAAAGCGTCAGTGGACCATGTGGTTGGATGCAGCTAGTTCAATCGTCAAGGATGACATCGTAACCTTTACAGGTGATCTAGGAACTAAGGCTGGGTCATTCGAAAAGGATGGAACTACATACCAGGTAGTCGAGCATTCACTGAACAACGTCACATTCAAAGTTGATACACACGCAGTTCCACTAACAAACGCTCAAGCTAATGACGGATGGAACACACCAGCACCAACTCAACTAACCGAGAACCCACCGTTCTAACATGCACAT